CCTCTTTCCTTGAGATTTGCGTCCGGTTACCGAGGCGTTGAGTGACGGACGCAGGCGTAAAAGTCGCGATATCATCGCCCTGAAACTGCGCGTTTGCAGTATTCGGGGCGGCTAGACTGTCAGTTTGCCATTCCGTATTTGTTACTCCGAGCGAGAATGCTCAGGGGCTAGTCATTTCTGCTAGCCTCTCCGTCTTTCGAGCGGAGGCCGGACTCTATCACCACCCGTTTCACCGGGTGCCCGACGTATAGTCTCTGAGGGTTCCGCCCGTTGTGAGCGGCCTTCCCTGCTGATTGCCCAATCCGCACGGATTGTAACGGTTGCCCGTACCGGCGGCTCTAAGGGTGTTCCAGCAAATAGTCGGGTTTAACCTGCACCAATGGTCTTAATGCAGGACCGCGTCTGCTGTGCCGCGTCCAACATTTGAAGTAAAGGGCGTGTCTGTAGGCGACAAGTTGTAGATCATGTCGCTAAGGTCTTCGCGCATGCCCTGAATGCCAGGAGATCCGGCGAAGGTCGTGGCTGTACCGGCAATAATTGCCATGAGGTGGGCTCCATCAGAGGGAATGCCGGCGTCTCACGACGCTGGCGAGGACTGTTGCCTAAGCAGTCTTTGGCATCAGAGAACTTCCAAGAGATAAGCAATCGCGTCTTTTTCACTGCCGGAACGCTTCAGGCTGGCCATCTTTTGCCCGCGGCGCTGGGCCGCTTGGGTGTCCCCGCGTTGTCGCGGCGACCCCGGCGGCTGCACCTGGGGCGCAGATACGTTGCGCTTTGCCTCGGCCTGCCGGCGGGCCTCTTGGACCCGGTCGGCCTGCATCGCCTTGTCGACCACCAGGAGCACCCGGTGATCGATCACTTGACCAATTTCCTGGTCGGAAAAGCCGCGCTTGGTTAGCCAGGACCGCATCTCTGCGACCTTTTTCGGGGCCTTTTCCTGGTCCCCAAAATCGGGCAGAGCCTCGATCAGCCGCTGTTGTTCAGCCTGCCGGAGCTGCACAAATTGCTGGGCCTGGGCCTGTTCGGCGTGGGCTGCAACACGCTGCAATTCCTGCTGAATGCCACCGATCCGGCCACGCATGGCGTCCCGTTCGGCAGTCATTCTGACGTATTCGGCGGGCTGCTCCTGGGCCAGTTGCTGCCAATCGATGTTGGCAAACCGCTGCGCCTCGGGAGCTGCGACAAACAACAGTTGCTGGAGGTTACGGGCGTACGCTTCACGTTCGGCACTGATTTCCTGGAAGGTGCTTTCGAGCGCCTTGCGGTGCTCGGCTATCTCCTGGGTTTTCTGGGTAAAGGCACGGTTCTGCTCGCTCTCCCGCTTTACGATGACGGCCTGAGCCTCGGGTGGGAGCTGGGCAAAAACAGCCTTGTCTTCTTTCGACCAACTGTTCGGCGGCGCGACACTCTGATGGTCCGCACCGTCCTCGCCCTCCTGGACGGGTTCGGTGTCGGGTTCGTATGTGTTGTCCTCCTCGTCTTCGCTGGGGGCCGGGTCCTCCGGTCCAGGCAACGGGTCATCTTGACCCGGCTGCTCCGCTTCCGCCGGCACGTCTGACGCGCGCTGCGGTTGTCTCTGTTGCTGGCGCTTAGGGCGGTCATCGAGAAGGCCTTCAATGCCTTCCATGACCTGCGCCTCGGACCACTCGGCGGGCGCGTGTGCGCTCTCGCCCGGGACCTGCTGGCCGGCGTCGCTCATTATTCCATCCACGGGATAAGCCGGCGTCTCACGACGCTGGCGGGTGTTAAATTCGCTTGCTCTCTTTGATGGCCGTCGTCGGGCGCTTGTTGCGCACCACCTCGGTGAGGATGGCGCGGATCTCGTCCAGGGTCTCAAACGAGATCACATGACCGGGAACACTCGGATAAAAATCACTAGCCTCCGCGTCCTGCACTACCCGCCGCAACGCCCGCACCATCAGTTGCCGGTTGGTCAGGCCCCAGATGTTTCTACCCGGCATTGCGCGGCCTCTCCCGCGCAGCCATGCCGGCCTCGGCGATCATTAGTCGAAGCTCACCCTTGAACTGCTCCAGGCCGCACAGCAGGGCATACGCCGCTTCCCGGGCCTCTTGCTCCCCGACCGCGGTCTGTCGCCAGGTGGCCACCAGCTTTTCCTCCACCCGCCGCAACGCCAGATGCAATACCGGGTCGGCCAAAAGCTGCTTCGCCGCCTCACCCAACTCGGTCTTGCTCTCGGGCGGCGGGACGATGGCTTTCCAAAGATCGAGCAGGTTCATCACGAGGCAGCGGACCCGTTAGATGCCGGCGGCTGCTTTTGCTGCTGATCGTAGGCGCCGGCGGCAAATTTCAGCTCAATCTCTTTCAGCTTGGCCTCGCCCTCGATCTTCACCCGCGCCATCCCGACCGCCAGGTCGTTCGCGGCTTTGGTCTGCTCCATCTCCATCTCGTGGTTGGCCTTGAGGAAGGCCAACTGCTTTTCGTGGTCTAGGCGTTGCTGCTGAATTTGGGCCTCGGCATTAGCCTTCTCGCCAAGGAGCTGCTCGGCGGCCTTCGCCTTGATCATCATCGACTGCATCTGCGCCTGGGCTTTTTGCTGCTCCACCTGGATCTTGGCCTGGGCCTGCATGGCGGCAGGGTCGGGCGGTTTTGGCGGTGGCGGCGGTGTCCCCGGCGGCGGGCCTTGTGACGGGTCGGCAAAAAAGCTCGACTTAAACCCGGCGTTCTCCTGCAAGGCTTTTAGCGCGTCAAAGACGTTTTGCGGGTACACCAGTGGCCCGCCGACGCCCTGCTGTTGCTGCACGATCGTGCCCTGGAGTTGGATGACCTGCATCAGGTGCTGCAGGATCTGGTCGCGGTTGCCGGTGCCGAGGCCGACACTCACACTGAGCGGCATATCCTCGCGCCACTCGCGCGGGTTCACGTTCATCCAATCGCCGGTCACCCGGATGATGCGCTCCTGCTGCTGGTGCTTTCGCACCAGGCGCATAACCCCACGCATGAGTTGTTCGACCCCGTGGGCAAAGATCCGGGCGAACAGCTCCACCCGTTGCGCCGCCGATTGTTGCAACATGGCAATCGATGCGGCGGCGGTGTTGTTCAGCGCGTCCGGGGTGATCATCTGGCCCTGGCTCGAGATGCCCGTCCTAAGTTGGGCCATCTCGTCCAGGTATTGCACCAGCGGAAAAGACTTGTCGGCGGTGAACGGGATCATCATCGGCTGAATGGAGCCGATCCGCCTGGACCGGACGACACCGCCGGGGCGTAGGGTCAGAAGATCGTCGTAGGTGTTTTCGTTGACCCCATCGTCCCCCACCTCGATCCGCGGCCAGTTGCTGAGGAAGGCGTTATCGATCATCTGCCTTATCAAGGTGCTCTTGATTAGCTGCAGATCCATCGTCAGGTCAGCGAGACTGAGACCCACCAATTTATGGCTGGACGGTATCGGGCAGATCGAGACAAACCCGGGCTCGTCGACACACTCGACCGCCGGTTTGCCGTCTTTGGTCAGAATGATCAAGCCGTTGCCGGCGGTCATCACCTTGTACAGCTCGGTGGTCTTGCCATCCTCGTCGAGGCTAAACCGGGCGTAGCTCTCCTCGACCCAGATCTCCCGTCCGGCATCGCGGCGGTCGGGATAGGGATAATCATCCTCCTGGTGCCGCTCTACCCGCTCCAGATTGTACTCGCCGCTATCGTCCTGCGGCACCAGGTCGAGGCACTCCTCGTCGTAACCCTGCTGAATCAGGTCGGAGTAGGTCCACCGGCGGCGGTGGGAGATAAACGGGATATCGCCGCGCTTACTACGCTGCGAGAACAGGATCTCTTCCGGTGGTATGTTGACGATCGTGACCTTACCGTTCTCGCGGGTGACCCGTAATGTGCAGTCGTAAAGCTCGACCGGCGGCGGAGGTGGCGCTGCAGGAATTGCTGGCGACATGCCTGACGGCGGCATTGCCTGCAGGGCTGTCACCCCGGGCATTGGCAGTCCTGGCAGAGATGCCGGCGCCCCTGACGGCGGCACTGGAGGCATCCCGTAACCCTGCGGCGGGCCTGAAGGCCCTGGAAGCCCTGGCGGCGGCCCTAGAAGCAGCCCGGGATCCTGAGTCGCCCCAGCCGGTCCTGAAGGCGGCGATCCGGGCGGCCCGGGAGGCGGCGGAGGCGTTGCAGGCATGGGTGGAGGCGGCGGCGGCGGCGGAACATAAGGCCGGTCGAGGTTAAACTCGTCCATGTCCTGGAGGTACTTCGTCAATTTGACGACCTCGACATCCTCGTCGCTGCCCAGCAGCGCGTCGTACTGCTCCTTTGTCAGCCCGGTGTAGCTCTCGGTCTCGGTGGTTTTCTGGGTGTCCCAGTAATATTTGACCCAACCCAAACGCTCCAACAGGGCGTCCTTAAACCAATCATGCAGGACCAGGAACCCCTGGTTCTCCCGCATAAAGACATGGTTCAGATACTCTGTGGCCTGCTTGGCCTGGCTCTCTGTGCCGGGCCTGGGCGGCTCTACCGTGCAGATCTTGTCTGAGGCGGTAAAGATCCGGATCAGGGCGGGGAGAACCCACTCGACTGCCTCCAATACCGTGCGCATGACAACGGTCGACCGGGAGCCGTCCTCGACCTCGTTGCCGAAAGGCTGTCCCTCGTAATATCTGAGGGCCTGCAGCCGGTCATGGGAGAGGGTGCCGCCGTCGCGGCCGAGGGCGCTCTCCAATTCCTGCCGGATGACATTCTTGACGTGATCTTCGTCGAGGTCGTCGAGGTCGAGGCCCTGGACGATCTCCACCCGCTTCTGCGGCCCGCCGCGGCCCCTTGTGTCGCCCAGAAAGGCCGAGCCCTGCAGGGCGTAATCGTCGCTCATCGACGGGTCACGACCCCGGCGGGCGTCCGGGGCGCCGCGGCGTCAGCGCGGCCCGCTCGGCCCGCTCTTCGGTGTGGTCCGCCGGGTCGCCGTACAATTCCGACTGCATGTCCTTACCGGAGCGGGCCTCCATTAGCTCCTTAACCTGCTGCTCCAGCTTCTCCACCCGCTCCACCAATGCAGCCCATACCGCGGTATCACTCTGTGCCATCTCTCAAAATCCCCAATATGATCTCTGGTCAGCGGTCAGAGCCGCCACCTCGGCGGCAGTCAACGCGTAGCCGCTCCACGCCAGGAACTCACCAAACGTACAGGTCCCGGCACCCGGCCCGGCCAGATACATCCCTCCTGCCGCCGCCGTGCCAGTCACGTTGCCCGATGTCACCGCCCCATTGTCGGAGAGTGAGCTTAGGGCGCCGTTCACCACCCCCGTTACCGCGTGAAAACTGACGTCACCTACGGTAATGTCGATGGTGCCAGCGCTACCGGCCAAGGTGTACCCGAGCGGGTTGCGGTCCACGATCCGATTACCCGTAACGTCATTAGTCGAGGTCGGGCAGGCCCCCGTCCCGCCAGCGCGGCTGCTGACCCGGCTAATTGACACCGGCAAGGCGGGGGTCCAGGGGGCCGAGCTTAGGCTATGGGTCGCCTGCGCCACCTGCAGACACGCCTTGCCATTGATGCAGGGCGCAAAAAACTGCGGCTGGTCGGTGGGAGTGTTGGATATCTGGATGATATCTCTGATGTTGCCGCTCTGATCGTACCATTTGGCGACGTAGCAGGCGGTCGCGGCGCAGAAGCCAGTGGCAAACCCCGCATCAAGATCAATGCCGACAAAGCCAATATCGTTCTGAGCGTTGTCGCTGGTCCGTCGCAGCCTGACCGCGGCGCCAGCGTAATTCGCTTTGAGCTTCCTAAAAGAATAGGCGCCAGCCAGACTGGGGAGGTTGATTGGCGAGGCAACAGCAAGCGGGGCCAAGGCCCGAACGTAATGCCCGACCGGCCCGGTCTTCACCGCCGCCTGCGCCGGCATTGCCAGTGTCGCGGCGGCGGCGATCACAAGTCTCCAGCGCATACTCAAATGCCGGAACCCGGGGTTGCATACAAAGTGGCCGTGCCGGTCGCGACGATACCAGCCAGGTGGGTCTGAGCACAGTGGAGAACCTCGACCGTGCCCGGCGCCACCGGCATCCCGGTCGCTAGCGTCGCCAGAACCGCGACATCGCCGCAGGCGACAAAAACCGGCACCGTACCGCTGTTGTAAAGCCGCATATTCTGGTTGTTGTTGCTCGCCTGCACCTGCACCCGAGCGGTCGTCGCGGTGACCGCTAACGTAACCGTGGGACCGCCGGGTTGAAACGCGGTCTGCGCGGGGAGAGGTAAGGGCAGCAGCACCGCGGCTGCTGCCAGCAATGCTGCTGCCTTCATGGGTGTTGCCCTTTACGTCTTGGGTTGCGC